TTCATCGCCGTATAAACCTCATTGAATGGCGTCTTTGTTGCAATGGCTATTGCTCGCGTTACGCAATCGCCTGCATGGCTAGAACTCAATCCCAATTCCTTGAGATATAGAGATCGTCCCCCATCGTTATGTTGGAATTCTAATTCGTTCATCGTTTTTCCCTTCTTTAGATTTCCTTCTATAAATAGATCCTATCACATTTGTATTACATTGTCAATACTATGTCATACAATAGGGTGAGGTAAATAGAATTAATGGAGCCTGATCGCAGGAATTTATGGTATTATTTTCTGAAGTGGCCCGATGCAGATGTGCCCCAACTGCTGACAGGACATTTATGCCAAAGCTCTGGCCGTTCAGCAAATCCGAAGAAATCAAGGCGGAAGCCTTCTACGAAAATTCAACTATCCCAATTGGATACGGAAAAGAATACTTCGAGGACAATTCGTTCAACGTTAAAGAATTTGCCAATGAAGCCATGAACAGCGATTCAATCGTATATGCATGTCTCCGTGAATTAGGGACAGCAGCGGCCGAACCATCATATCGAGTGTTATTACCTACATCAGATCAACCTATTCAGGCACCCGACACAAATCCGATCAGTCGTCTATTGGAACGCCCCAACGAAAATCAAGACTTCTACCAATTCATTGATGAGCTTGTAATTAATTTATACGTAGCTGGAAATGCGTATTTGTATAAGACTCGGAACGGTGGCGGCAAAGTTGTAGGGATGCGCTTGCTAAGGCCAGATCGTGTAAGCATTAAAGTGTTATCCAGTGATGGAAGCCTTGCATACCAATATGAGTTGGATGGAGTTAGGTATCGTCTAAATCCAGAAGATGTCTCCCAGCTCAAATTTCCCTCCATGACCTCAGATCTATATGGGCTAAGCCCATTACAACCTATCGCATCGGTTATCAATCTGGACTTAGCTCAAATCCAATACGCAAAGTTCTTTTTCCAAAACAGTGGTACGCCATCTGGACTGCTGAAAGTCAAGCGACGATTACAAACTCCAGAAGATGCGGAACGTATCCGATCGAGATGGCGATCTACCTTCGGTGGCGGCAATATGCACAAGCTGGCTGTTCTTGATGAAGATGCAACATACGAACGACTGGGTGAGAGCATTTCCAACATGGCGTTCCCAGAACTCCGAGACACTACTGAAAGTCGTATATGTATGGCATTCGGGATTCCCCCAATTCTTATTGGTAGTGTTGTTGGTCTTGATAGGGCAACGTATTCAAACTATCGGGAAGCTCGCCAGTCGTTCTTTTATGAAACAATGATCCCGCTTGCTAACAGAATCGTACGATTTTTGAATCACTGTATTAGCTACGAATTTCCAACTGCTGGTTACATAGAAGCTGATTTCAATGATGTAGCGGCATTGACCGAAGATCAGAATTCCCTCACAGAGCGAACAACAAAACAATGGGACTCAGGTTTAATCAGTTTGAATGAAGCACGAGAAGCACTCGGACTTGATCCTCTAAATGGAGGTGAAATCCGTCGTATGCCATTGGGTGTGATTGAGCTTGATGCGGATCAGGTTGTACCTACTCCACTTCAGATGGCACAGCCTACACAGCAATTGGATATCGGCCCGCTTGCTGCCCTCAAGGAATCAGAACCACCAGACTTAATGCCCAACCCATATAAGCCAAATAATAATGCTGACGTATTAGAAGATATGGCTCGTCAAAATAAAGTCATGATGGATATGCGGGTAGAGGAAGTGGAGTCGTTAGAGCCTAAGCTAGATCGTTTCTTCAAAAGCATGGTCAATCGAACTGATGGGGTATTGGGTCGGTATCTGGAACGAGACTCCAATACGTTAGTTATTAAGCTACCTATTAGCTTGCAAGCTTCAGGGTTAGCGGGTGAATTGTTACCTGATGGTGCCACTCAAGATTTAGCAAACATTCTTCGTCCGTCTTACGCCAGAATGATTAAGAAAACATTTAAACAAATGAATGAGGGGAGATCACTTGCTGAGTCCAGTAGAGTCGGCCCCTTAAAATTCGATCCCAACTCAATGGAGGTTCAGCGGGTGTTATCTAAGCCATCCGCAAGTGCTAGAGAAATTGTTAGCTTCACCCAACGAAAACTTCGCAATGCAATAGTCACAGCACAGGAGCGCGGATACACGACTGCCCAACTTGCTAACGGAGTTGCGGATGATGGATTTGTTGGAGTGCGTCAATTATCAAGAGAAACGTACAGCAATAGAACCAAAACAATAGCTCGGACCGAAGTGGCTAAAGCTCAGAACGCAGCTTCTATTACATACGCGAAAGAGCAAGGCATGGACTATGTTCGTGCATTTGATCCTGATGGTGACGAGAATGACACGTACATACCTGCGGGAGATCCATATGGTCGCACATGTGCTGAACGTCACATGCAGATTTATGCAGTCGGTGACGCCTACGATATTGAAGATCACCCTAACGGAACATTGCAATGGTTTCCTGTTGAAAGTAATAAGGGCCAGACCATCGTGGAAATTAAAGACAACGAAATAATCTCGGTAGGAGGAATCAGTGGAAACTAAAACACAGACAGTAACGGATATCAAGGTGTTGGATTCTGCTGAGGGCATAGTGGAAGCCTATGTAAATACAATGGGCGCGGTCGATTCAGATGGCGATGTAATAGAAGCATCTGCCTTCGACATTTCGATTTCCAAGAATATGCCCATCGCGGTATTAAGCGGACATGACTCAACGAAGATTATAGGTAAGGTGTTATCTGCGTATTCTGTACCTGAAAGTAATGGGACTGCTCGGCTATACAACAAAATCCAATTTAATCTTGATACACAAATAGGGAACGAATCTTTTTCTAACATAGCTGGAGGGTTCGTAGACCAGTGGTCGGTTGGATTTAATATCCCTGATGGTGGTGCGGAAATAGTACAACACGGTGCTACTGCTATTCGTGTAATTAAAGAAGTGGACTGGGTGGAAGTATCTTCAGTTATTCGTGGTGCATCTCCAAATACCACAACTATCAGTGCAACTGATAACGAAGAATTAGCAGATAGGCGGAGACGTAGACGATACGAAGACGAGCCTGTCGATTTAACAAAGCAAGTAACGGAGACTGCGGACGATCTCGCTGCCGATGACGAGGTGCCTCTGGTAACAGAAGCATTTGTGCCTGCGACAGATGAACAGCGTCAACAAGTACAAGCCAAGATTACCGAGCTTAGGGCAAGGCAACTTGGATTCCGTTTACAAAACAGAAGTGAATAGTGAAAGGTTCAGTAATGAACGCAAGTGAAAAGGTTTCTTACGCCACTGGCTTACACAGTGATGTAGAGAAACTAATTGAAGAAGGAAAGACAAGCCAAGCCAACGAGCTTATTGAAAAAGCTGCTGGCCTAATGGATGAAGCTGAGTCCGAGACGAAAGCCCTACGTGGGTTCGAAGATCTAAAAGCTCGTATCGATATGCCTGTAAACGTATTGCCAGTGAGTGTTGAAGATCAGAAAGCATGGAACATGAACGCAACTCGTTCTGATGGTTCCATCGGTAACTCTGCTATCAGTGCAGACTTTGAGCCAGCTGGTTGGTTGAAAGAATTGCCTGCTGCTTCGCAGCCTGTATGGGTTCGACAGCACATGGGTGACAATAAAAAAGCTGAGGAACAGCTTTACAAGAAAGCGTTTGAAGTATGGATGCGATCAAAGTCGGATACAGCTTTTGAGAAATCAGCTCCAGCCGAATACATCAAAATCCTGAACGAGACAACTAACGCTGATGGTGGGTTCACGGTTCCGAGTTACACGGAGCCAGATACTGTAATCAACAGTGGTGCATTTGGAAATCAAATTGCTCCGAACTGTCGACTGTTCACAGTAGGTACAGATTCAGGAACCATCCCAACTGTGGGTGGTATTTCGGTATCGGTAATTGCTGAGAGCGGCGCGGTAACTGGTGCTGAACAGACACCGACATTCACAGGCGTAGCGTTCAACATAATCAAATATGGTGCGCTATCTCGTGTGACTGATGAGTTGCTTGCGGATTCTTCTTCGAATATGCCTCAGATTTTATCCGAGCTATTTGATACAGCGTTCGGTCAGAACATTGATGTCCTGATTACGAACGTAGTATTGGCTTCGGCTGCTGCTGATTCGACTGCTGCGTCTGCGACCGCTTTAGTGGCTCAAGACTTGCTCGACATTTATGCAGATGTTCCAGCACAACATCGTGGCGATAATTGTCGATGGGTTATGCCGTCGCTAATTAGCTCGGCGATTGCTGGGATTGGTGTAACTACAGCAGGTGCTCGCGGTATCGCGGATCTTGCTCAGGACCCATATTCCCAATTGATGGGCAAGCCAGTCATTAACATGGACAACACTTCCAACCTAGATACAACTCTAGCCACTGCGAATGAGGTTGCCATTCTTGGAGACTGGAACCAATTTGCACTGGTCCGCCGTGAAGGTAGAACAGTCCGCAGATTGAACGAATTATACGCTGGCACAGGTCAGGTAGGATTCTTGGCTACGGAAAGAAACGACCAAGAGGTCATTCTTCCAACTGCGTTCAAAATCCTCAAAATGGCCTAAGCGTTTTGAGTAATCGGGATGGATCTAGTTTGTAGAAGCTCTAGATCCATCCCAACATATAGGAGGATTAAATGCCTAAAGTACTGTGTATCGAACCTGTAGCTGTAGAAGGCAGTGACGTGTCATTCGATGTAGGCCAACAATACGACGTAGCTCAAGCCATCATTGATGAGAATGGTTATGCATTCGAAGTATTAAAAGAAGCCAAGCCAAAAGCTAAAAAAGATGCAAGCACACCCGCTGAAAATAAGTAGGTAATAATGCCGACGATCTACCACACATACGCCAACGTAGCTAACTTGCGGGACTAC